GAGAAGCGTTATATGCGCATGACATGAAAATCATGGACAAGGCTTCTCAAGCTACCGTAGACCTAAACGCAAAAGTACGTCCTATAATAGCGTTTACTTTTGTTGGCTTGCTTGTATTAGTAGACCTTGTTGGCTTAGGCTGGGCAATATATACTGGTGTTGAGTTTACGACGGCAATGAGCTTAGTCTTTTCTGATGATGAAATGGCAATTGTAAGTAGCATAATTGGCTTCTACTTTGGTTCTCGTCAATGGGAAAAGCATCGTGAAGGCAAGTAAAGAACTGATTAAAATGCTTAAGCACCACGAGGGCGTTAGGTACAAACCGTATCAATGCCCTGCTAAGCTTTGGACAATTGGTGTTGGGCATGTGATGTACCCGGAGCAAGCTAAGATACCATCTACTCCAGAAGGTATGGCTACTCGTAAAGCGTACCCACTAAAACCACAAGATAACCGTAGATGGAGCGAAGAAGAAGTTGACTCAATACTGGCTAAGGATGTCGTACGATTTGAACGAGGGGTTGCCCGTTATCTACCTATACGACTTTCACAGAATGAATTTGATGCTTTGGTTAGTTTTAGCTTTAACCTTGGTCTTGGTGTACTTCAGCGGTCAACCCTCCGTCAAGCGCTTTTGCGCGGGGATAAAGTTATGGCTATGCAAAGTCTTCTCAAGTATAATAAAGCCGGTGGTAAGGTCTTGAAAGGACTAGATATACGCCGCAAAGACGAAGCTGCACTGTTCAGGAAAGAATAATATGCCATTATCCAAACTTGTATTTAAACCAGGGATCAATAAAGACCAGACCAACTACGCCTCTGAGGGCGGCTGGGCTGATATGGATAAGGTACGCTTTCGTTCAGGCTACCCTGAAAAGATTGGCGGCTGGTTAGTACAAACGTTTCAACAGTACGCAGGGGAAGCAAGATTACTGTTTCCCTGGGGATTAACTACAGGCAATCGACTTCTTTGCATAGGCACTAATGAAAAGATATATGTTACTGCTGGTACAACTTTGTATGACATTACACCAATTAGAATAACCTATACAAACGGCACTACGCCATCAACGGGAAATTGCTTTGGTACAACTAACGGCTCTACTACGGTATTAGTTACGCTTGCTTCTCACGGTGCGGATGAAGGGGCATATGTTACATTTAGTGGGGCTGTAGCAGTAGGTGGCGTAACTGCACCGAATCTAAATAAAGAATTTAAAATTAGTAACGTTACAACAAACACGTTTGAGATTACCGTAGCTAGTGCTGCGACGTCCACAGTATCGGCAGGCGGCGGAACATCTATATCAGCAGCGTTTCAAATTAATATTGGATATGAAAATGTAACTGCGGGTTTTGGCTGGGGTACAGGCACTTGGGGTCGTGGTACTTGGGGGTCAAGCTCAACCTCTCCTATATATTTTGATGCGCGGCTATTTTCCGCAGATAATTTTAACAGCGACTTAATATTTAACATTGCTGATGGCAGCATATATTATTGGACATACGACGCTAATTTTAGTACTCGTGCAGTTTTAATGTCCTCATTGGGTGGAGCAGTAGCTGTGCCCCAACAAGTAGGTACCATAATATTTGCGCCTTCTGGGCATCTTATAGCAATGAGTTGTACTGAATACGACGCTGGCGGATCATCTCCAAATTATTTAGGTCCACTTAATCAGCTATTAATTAGGTGGGCAGATGTATCTGCAGACATTGGACCAGACCCATTAAATTGGAAACCGGAATTAACTAACACCGCTGGGTTTTTGTATTTGCAATCAGGTACAAGGATTATCACCGCGTTCCACGCTAAACAAGAAACGCTAATTTGGACCGATATTTCTTTATCATCAATGCAATACTTAGGTACGGCAGAAGTATTTGGTGTTCAAGAAATCGCTAATGGGGTATCAATTATAGGTGGTAATGTCGTTGCATCAGCTAACAACGTTATTTACTGGATGGGTAACGATAAGTTCTATACCTATAATGGTCGAGTAGATACACTACCGTGTACTGTACGGCAATACGTATTTGAAAACATTAACCGCCAACAAGGGCAGATATTCCTTGCAGGTACAAACAATCAGTTCAATGAAATCGTATGGTTCTATTGCTCCGCTAACGCAACTGAAATTGATAGGTACGTAATATATAACTACTCGGATAACATCTGGTACTACGGTAATATAAACCGCACAGCTTGGGTAGATGCCGGTATATACACATACCCACTAGCTGCTCACGACGGGTGGGTATACACGCATGAAAATGGAAACGACGATGGGCAGCCGCTAGGTGTAGCTCCAGTAGCTATGGAATCCTTTATCCAGTCTGCTGACGTAGATATTGAGGATGGGGATAAATTCATGTTAATTCGCCGTATTATTCCAGATGTTAACTTTACTAATTCAGAGACTACCAACCCAGTAACAGGGGCCCCAATAACACCAGAGGCAACGATTACAGTTGGTGTCCGGAATTTCCCAGGAGCTGCTAGCTCAACTACGAATGCATCTGGAATATCATCTAATAGAGATATCGTAACGGCATCAGCGACTATTAATCAATACACAAATCAAGTATTTATTAGGGCTCGTGGTCGTCAAATGAACTTTAGAATCGAGTCTAGTAACGTGGGTACGCAGTGGCAGTTGGGCATGCCTAGAGTTGATGCACGACCAGACGGAACAAGGGGATAGTAATGGCGCTTAAATCTTTTGCACCACCAAGCTTACCGTTACCTCCAACTGAGTACTCAGCACAGTACTTTAATCAGCTAGTGCGTTCATTAAACACATATTTTCAGCAAGCGGGCTCGACAACACCCATCGTTGTTGATAGTATTACGTTTAACAATTTACCTACTAGCGCAACAGGTTTACCCGTCGGAAGTGTGTGGAATGATGCCGGCACTTTGAAGATAGTTATCTAAGGAATTATTATGGCAACACAAAGAATAGCACAAGGATTAGCAAGCTTAGGTCGTAACGGGGACTCAATGCTGATGCACGTATCACCAGAAGAAGTTTCTGGCCTACAAAGATTAGGTAAGCCGCACGGTATATCACTAACTGTTAACCCACACACAGGCTTGCCAGAAGCATTTAGCTTCGGTAAGTTCTTTAAACAATTTGCTCCTACACTAGTAGGTGCAGCGTTAGCTCCAGCAACAGGCGGCGCTTCATTAGGCTTAACAGGTATGGCTGCTACAGCAGCTCCTATTCTAGGTGGTTTGGCTACAGGTGTAGCGTTAGGTCAAGACCCACTTATGTCCGCTATGGCTGGCTTTGGTGGTGGTAGTTTAGGTAACGGCATTGCAGGGATGAGTAGTGGTGCAGGTGGTACAGGTGCTGCCGTAGGCGAAACAACGTTAAATGCAGGGGTGCCAGCAGGTGGATTTGCTAATACGGGCGAGTTCGCTCAACTAGGAACGCAGACAGTACCTTCAGGTAATGCGGCTATTGAAGCTAGCGATTATGCAATTAATAGCGCAAATGCAGCGCCAGCTGGTGGGATAGGCGACTTAGCTACAGGCTTACAAAACATTGGGCAAGAAGGTAGTTGGGATGCATTTAAGGCTGGAATGGGTGGTGCAGGTGGTCCGGCAACAAATACTCAAGCTGCGTTAGCAATAGGTATGCCAGCAGGTATGAGCTACCTAGCTGGTGCAATGCCTCCAGTGCCGGGAGAAAATGAAGAGGATAAGTACGACCCTAAACGAACCCTAAGCCTAAACACTAATACAGGTTTAAAACTACTAGCTCAAGGTGGCATGACAACAGGTGGCTCTACATCCGTATACGGTAATCAAGATGGCACTGCAGCACAAAACACACTGAAAGAATCGTATGGTTTAGGCCGACTAAACACTCTAGCAGCAGCCAATACTACTGCAAATGCTGAGATGGGTGGGTTTGCTAAGGGCGGTTACTTAGATGGTGCTGGTGACGGTATGAGTGATTCAATCCCTGCTACAATAGAGGGCAAGCAGCCAGCTCGTTTGGCTGACGGCGAATTCGTTATTCCTGCTGATGTAGTTAGTCACTTAGGTAACGGCTCAACTAAAGCCGGCGCACAGCACTTATACAAAATGCTAGATAAAGTTCGCAAAGCTCGTACAGGTAACAAGAAGCAAGGTAAGCAAATCAATCCTAGCAAATACTTACCTGCGT